CACACATTCAACAAGAAGAGTCATTGATTTCTCATTATCTTCTGCAACCTTAGCCACCCCTTCAAACTTCTTCATAAATGGACGAAGAAGAGAGATTTTTAACGGGCGAACTTTTATTTTTGTTCCATCAATGAGAGTGACTTGTTCATTCTCATGTACTGTTGTCGCCATATTTCCTCCTATAGGTTATGTCAATTATAGCATAAGGAAACTATTTTGTTAGGTCTTCGTAATCCAAACCCATTCCAATACCAAACCCTGCTTTCTGTGCATTTACACCTTGCAGGGCTAGGACATCATTGCTATCACTTGTTTTACCTTTGCTGAATACTCTGGCTTTCATATCTTCCCACTCTTTTTGTCCTTTGCTAGATCCAGACTCTTTGTCTAAGTCTACTCCTTGAATGGCAGCCAAAAATTTTTTTTCTGTATAATCTAACTCTCTACTTATCTCTAATGTTGCCATTAATTCTGGCATAGATAGAGATGTTTCTAATTCTTGATAGTCTTTCCAAATACCCAATAAAAATACTTCAGATTCTAGTTTTGCAAGATCTAAAGTCTCCCAGGTTTGACTACTATCTATTGCCTGATCCTTTACTGGTTCTTGAGATTTTTTGTTAATTTTAATACCTGCAGAAATATCTAATATTTTATATATCGTTGGCATATTAACGTTATCTTCAATATCTTTAACACTGACAGAAATTTTTGGATAATATTGTTTCATGCAAATTCTAACACATTCTACTAATACGCTAATTGCTTCATCATCGTTTTTAGTATTTTTAATATTATTAAACTCTAACATAAATTCACGAAGATATTTTATTTTTAATGGAATTATCTCTAATTCTGTTCCATCAAACAAATATATTATTTGAGAGTTGTATATTGTAGTTGCCATATAAAATCTATTTTACCATAAAACAACAAAGCCCACATCCGAAGACATGGGCTTGTAGAATAGTTAAACTATTAAGATAATGCATCTCCAAAGGTACGATCAACGATCTTACCATATGAGCCTGAAGTATCTTCTGGTAGCAAACGGAATGATACTTCAAACATTGAAGCCTCATCACGCTTTGCTGAAACTGTTACGTTTTCAATTGACAAAGCACGGTATGCTGTGTAAACACGTTCCACGAATGGAGAGTCTACGCAATCACCTGTGCCAGGTCCTACTGCAACAATTCCACGCTCTACTGGACATTCACCGATATCTCCTGCAGATAGGTTTAAAACCTGTCCTGTATGACTTGCTTTGTTTCCAGTTAATTCATCTGAGTTAAATGCTAGAGCCAAAAGAAGATTCTCAAGAGTAGCCTCAGCAAAAGCAGTTGCAAGATTTACCTGCATGCCTTGCTTGTAAAGTTTTGCAACGTCAAGAATTTGGTCAACCTGTACTTCACCGAAGTCTGGTTGGAACTGTAATTCAAGACCATTCATTGTATAACCTACGTTAGTATATGCTGCATCATTTGAAAGTGTTTCTTTAAAAGATACTTCTGTACTAAATGTCTCCAGTGTTCCTGGAGTTAAGGTTGTATCTGCAACGAAAAGTGCAGCAGCGCCAACGATAATGTTGGTCGATGTTCCACGACTGTATGCCATTTATTCACCTCTTTCTATAGAAATAGATATTAAGTTGTTTGGCGTTTTGTTTCCTCGCATTAATTATAACACCGTTTTAGGTATATCTTTCGGATACCCCGCCTGTATGATAGTCATACTCTATTACAAGTTTGTTAAGTCCAAGGGTTCTGGCAGATGCTAACTCTAGGATATCCCTACTTTCATCTGCCTGATAAACCTTTATATTATGAAAAAATACATTTTTGGTAATAACCTCTTGATTTTCATCAAGAATATCATTTTGAGATATCCATAGATTTAGGTCTTGAGCAGCAGCGTCTTCTCTGTCTAGGCATTCAATAATAACCCTAGTAGTGTCAATCAGTTTAGAAAGGTTTGGACTATAAATAAAATATATTAATTGTTCTCTTTTATGTCTATAAAATGTGTTTGGTCTAAATCTAATAAGCCTATCAAATATAATAACTGTTGTATCTGGGTTGTTTCTAATAAATGGAATGTCATTATAAATACCCTCTACGCTATCAGGAACTTGTGCTGGGAAGAAAGGTTGAAATGGCTCTGGTCCAGTTGGCATGAGTGGATTGCCGTCAACTCCTTTAAACTTTCTTAATTCTTCAAGAATATAGGCATTTAAAAAAACAGGTGGAAACCCTGTATTATTATTTACACTTATTAGTTCTGCCATAATACTATTCTACACCAATCTTTGCATTAGTAATCCACTTAAAGCCAGTATCAATACCTTTAGATCTGCCCATTCTAGAACCAACTTTAATATTTTTCTTGAAGATTGTTGGTTTTTTAATGTAGTCGTATATTCCACTAGCCCGTAAAAATGATTGTTTAAAATATCTTAACATAAATTCGTCCATAGTTTTTTCAAATGATCCTCTTGCCTGACTTCCTCCAGGATTGGAAATAACTACTGACTTTTTAGTAAATACGGTTTGTCCACCTTCATTAAATACAAGGGCTGGAGATTTTGTAGGTTTAATTGTAACTGGAATTCCATCTTCCATAATCTTCGCTTTATTATAAAATGGTACATTTGAGTCTTTTTTAATAGTTCTTGATTGTTTAAATTTTGAATTAATACTTAGTCCAAGGTTACTAACAGTATAAGTAATATCAAATAATCTTGCACTAGGACTGCCAGATTGATACCACTCATAAACATGTTGAAGGGCTGCTGGATTTCCTCTTGCTGAAACATCTACATATTTAGCCATTGCATCTATTGTTCCTAAACCTAGATTTTTTAAAAAAACAGTTTTACCTTTTTGAGCACCATCTAAAAATCCATAGGCATATTCAACAATATTGTTCATTTGTTTATCAAAAGCCTTAGTGTTTGTTTTAATTATCATTAGTCTGTTATTGTTTGATTTTCTGTTCTACGTAACAATACTTTAAAATATTCAACAGATCCAAAAGGTCCAGTAAAAGGATCTACGGTTGCCACTTCATAAATTGTTCCACGTCCAGACCTTGGTCCTGCTGTTTCTCTATAAATAACTTCATCGTTGGCATTACGAATATTTGTAATTAAAATATTGCTAATTGCATTATCTGTTTGATTTGAAGATACTCTAGGATCTGCCTTTACTCTTGCTATTAGTTTATTTTCATGTTGTAAAAATGCTTCTGGTTTAATCTGTTCAGTACCCGCTCCTCCTACAGAGGTAGCATTGCATACAATTGTTCTATCATAAAACCAAGTTCTGCTTGCTTGTCCGTATTGCGTTTGATTTATTATTGGATAATATAGATCAGCCTTCATTGGATAAAGAAAGTCTGTTGTTGTACAGTCTTCCATTATAATACTCCTGGACGAATAATATTCTCTTTATATTTTTCTAAAATTTTATCTACTAATATATTTCCAGTACCATCAATAAGACGCTTATCGTATTCAATTTTAAATTGATCAGTACTATAATTTTTAATATATCTCTTGTAGTAATCTAATTTTCCACATTTAATATCATCAATTAACATTAATGTTGCATCTTGAATGTCATAAGGAACAACCTTATATCCAGTTTCTAGCAACATAATATAATCTGCTCCTTCTGGAAATGCAACTCCAGGAACTACGGTTTGAGTGTGTCCACTATCCTCTGTATCAAACATACTGATAGAATCTGAATACCCTAATGGAATGCGTGAATATCTTCGTTCTGCACGATTGATAGAGTCAACTGCCTCTAGTGGATCCTTAGTAATTGCTGTTTTATCTTTTGTAATTACAAAAGTATATTCTGTTAATTCTGGACCTTCCGCATTATCTATATCATAAACTAATTGTGAATTTTCATATACTTTTAAAATTTTATGAGTTTTTTTCCAAAGTGGTAAATAGTCATTTCCTTGTCCAACAACTTCTAGATATGTTCTATCATAATAAAATCCACCGACAGCAGCATCAATAATTGCTCTTGCTAAATTTTCATAACCTGTATAAAGTGCTATGTCGGTTGCTGTACCAGATGTAGCCAAGGATGTTGGATCTACGTATGGTCTCATAATTTCTAAATTATCTTGTACTACAATATCACCACGTACAATGTTTGCTCCAGAAGATCCACCATCTTCATAAATTGTTAAAGCATATGATTTATCGTATTTAACAAAATCATCATCTAAAGAATAAGTTATTCTTTTACTAGCATTAGATTCAATAGTTTCTTCAATTTCTGTTAATTCTGCAACGTTTTCAATAACAATGATATAGTCAGCATTAGCATCTGGAACTGTATAGGTTACAGAAAGTGGATAAGGTGGAAGACGTAGTATTTGCATGTTTATTTACCGTAATATGATGCTACTTCTTCAGGTGGTGCAATTCTTACCAACCTGTGAGTTAACCATTTTTCGGATGCCTCCTTTGAGACTATGTTGTATCCTACCTTAAGAGCACCTAGGTTATCCATGTGTAGGTTTCTTTCTGAATATAACGCTATTTTATTTTTCATTGTTTTTTCTTTTCCTGCTTCTTCTACAGTTTCTTCTTTTGCTACTGGTGGTATCCAACTAGCCAAAATTTCTAAAATTTCAAGTTTAGTATTTGCTTCAAACAACTCTATCTTATTTTTCTTTGCATATGCTTTAAGTGCCATTACAGTTTTAGTAGATAATTCTTCTATTGTTAAATTCATAATTCTCCTATGCTTATTTGTAATTATACCAGAATAAGAATAAGGCGGGTAGTTTTTACGCTACCCGCCCTAATATATGATTTTTTAGATCTTAGGAATCAGCGCTATCTGAGTCAACATAAGCGACTGCATCTAGTTCTTCCCATTGGATACCAAAGCGTACAAATACTGTGTACTCAATTGTATCTTTCTTTGGCTTGTATTCACGGTTTACAGTGATGTCTCTTTGGAAACCCCATACACGGTTCTGAGGGAATGTCAAATCGACATAACCTGCAGGGTAGTAAGGAACTTCAAGAACATCTACACCAAGTACACGAGTTGTACGTGAGTTACCTAGTGTTTGTGCTCCGCCATCAAGGAATGCTTGACGGTTTGCCTCAGTGCTTCCTGGACGGTTAGCAAATGCTTCTGCAACTGCATCAGCAAGTGTACCGTTGTTACGAACAATACCAGCAAAAGCATCAGTACCTGCGTAGAACTTAAGGTTTGCCTTAAGTGCACGATATTTACGAGGCATTGCTAATAGCAAGCCTTGCATTACTGATGTTGAGTAGTTGTTGTCTGCAACTGTTGCAGCATATTCGTGAGCAGCATTTCCTACTGTTCCACGAGTTTGCTTAACAAAGCCAGGCATGATGGAAAGGAAGGCATCTGCGCCTGTTCCTAGACCATTAATTGCAAGGTCTTCAATATCGTTAGCGAATGCATTGGTCATTAAGCGAACTAAATGATCTTCAAGTGCTCCACCTTCAATATTGTCTTCTAGTGCTTCAGTTGATACTTCCCAATCAAGACGAATCTTTTTGGTAGTTAATTCAACCTTTGAGAATGTTGCACCAATGTTTGTGTAATCTGGTGCGCCTTGTGCGGCTGCACGAATAACACGCTCTCCAACGTTGACCTTTTCGATCTCCATTGTATTGGCACGCATTGTAACTCTACGACCATCTTTAGCGAGAACTGTTGCATCCCACACATAGTCGATGAAGCGACGTGCTTGTTCTGGTGCTAGAATACCACCTGCGACGCCTGTTGGGTTTACTGCATTGTCTCCAGATGTTGATCCGAATGCTGCAGTTGCTGTGTTACCAAGTTGTGATCCTACAGATTGTGCTGCAGAGTTTAAACCAGTAGCACTACCTACGCCACCAGATACGAATCCGCCTTGAGAGTTAATCTCATTGCCTGCTCCGCCTGATCCTGGGTAGTTCTTTTCTAGGTCTTTATTTTGTTCCGACATTATTTTTCACCTCCTAGTGATTTTATTGCTTAGTTAAATAGGTCGGTTGATGTGAGGAAACGACCGCCCCATAGGGATTTCTGAACTTTTGACGGTTCAAACTGCACGATCTCGCCTAGATCGCCAGACTTGCGGAAAGCGGTGTCTTGTTCTACAAGATCTACTCGCTTACCAAACTCATTAAAAACTCCCTTTACATTTTTTACTTCATCAGATACGGTCTTAACCTCACCTGATACTGTGTCAAGAGACTTACTCAATGCAACAATTTGCTCGTGAAGAGACTTAACGGTTGTTGCTAAATCGCCAAAGGCATTTGTAAGAGAATTCTTGATTTCTGTAACTGCCTCAACAATTACTTCATCAGACTTTGCTACAACAGTTTCAGTTGCAACAACTTCTCCCTCTTCTGTTTTTTCAATAGAAGAATCTGCACTACCATCGCTAGATTTAGCAAGAGCAAGTTCTTCAACTGCTGGTGCCTCCTCAGCAACTGCAACAGTTTCTTCAACTGCTACTAGTTGTGCCTCTGGAGCGACCTGTACTTCTTCAACTGCAGTGTCAACCACTGCTCCTGTTGTTTCAGTCATAGGACTAACCTCCTTTGTAATCTTAATTGTACTAATGCCTTTAGCACTATCAACTAAGAACTTTATTGTTTCTGTATTATTTTTGTCTCCCTTTTCAATAAAGCCAATGTTTTGCATTGCTTTTCCTGATGTAGGGCTTGTTTCGTTTTCAGACTCTGACACCATAACAATTCCAGTTTCTGAATCCCAAAACACATTTTCAATTTCTGCCTTTGAAAGATATCCACCAACAACATTTTTACCATCTACTTTTTCAATAGATACAATGTTTGCAAATTGATTTGCAGGATTGTCAACTAACGATAACTCAAATAAATCATATTCTTTAATTACACGGATGGTTTTGCTTAGTTCTTCGTTATATGCATCATCCCAATTTTTAATGTTACCGCCAATAGAAAAACCTTTATAGGTTCCATCTAATACTTTTTCCCATGCATCCTGTGCACCTTTTGAAACATATGCTGAAACATACACTCCACTATAAAACTTTTTAACTGATGGATCAAAATAGCGATCTTCTTTAAATGATACAATTTTTCCAACTGCAGATGGTTGGTGCATCTCACGCAAGTTTCCTCTAAAATTTTTGAATGCTTCTACGCTTGACTCTGTTGTTACGATGTCGCCTTGTTTATCAATATTATCTAAAGTAGCAAAACCAGAAACCATGCGACGCTCTACGTCTACTTTACCAATAGGCATTGATAGGCGAACGCTGTCGCCAGTAGTTTCCCAATGAGCCTTATTTATTAACATATCGTTATCCATTATACCAAATATTATTACACTTATCTCAATTATTGAGATGAGCGACCTTCACCCTGTGCATTACGACCAGAGATGGTTGTAGTAGAGTCAGAATTGTTATTTGTTCGTTCTGCATCTCTTTGACGATTCCCTGCTAAATTAGCCCTTGTGTCAGTTGCCTGTCTTGCAGACATAACAAATGGCTCATCTCCATCGGCTCTTTGTGGAAGATCTAACTTTTCACGAGCCTC